AAAAGTATAAGTTTCCTCCAAATACGGCCACTTGCGCTCCAACGCATAAATGCGCTGGAACCCTTCACGGGCGTACTGGTCAATCACCGAATCAGGCAAGTCAACCTCATCAAGGTCAGCCATGCCTCTGACCTGTGCCCGCAACTCAACAAGAGTCAACATTTAGGCTTCTTTCATTGAGCGAAGATGACCAATGCAGAAATCCGTGCCTTTGGCACGGGGACCCTCACAGGTATCATTGTTTGCAATACAACGGTTACGGCCCTCATACGGAGCCGAGGCAGCCGCTAGACGAGCACCGTCAATAGCGGCCAATCTATAGCCCGTAACAGGTTTTCCGTATAGGGCGTGGGCGGGGACAGAGTTTTTCATCATCACCCTTTAGTGCCCTTTGTTACCTAGAACCTAGTATTTGCCAGCCTTCTTGGGCTTCGCCATCTTCCCCTTGCCTTTCGACTTGGGGTAAGACGAAGTCTTTGTGCCAGCCTTCGGGCTGGAGTCAGCGTGGCTTGCGAGAATGCGATACTTCTGCGGCATTTCAGTACCCAGCCCCACGAGGCGGACGAGCATTCTTGCGACGCATGCGGTCCTTGGCATCACCCGTGCCTTTAGTTAGATTCATCTTGCGTGCTGGTGGCTTGTAATCCTTCGCATCTCCCGTTCCCTGAGTCAGATTCATCTTTCGCATTGGAGCCCTGTAATCCTTGGCATCACCAACATTCGGCCTCGTCTTGGCACCAGTCGTTCCAGCGGCCTTCTTCCTTGGCGCACCAAAACCCTTGCGAGAAACATTCCCAGACTCAAACTTCTTCCTGAGAGCAGCACGGTCAACTGGCTTTCCCTGTGCTTCTAACTCCTTGGCTCGTGTCTGCACGTAGTAACGCTTTCGTGCGGTCTTGGCACTAACGCCACGCTCTTTTGCTTTAGCAACAAACTCTTTGCGTTCTGCACGACGCTTTGCCACATTTTTTCCTACCTTTGGCATTATTTGCTACCCTTTTTTGCTCGGGAAGCCCTAATCCTACGAGCAGTCTGGGCACGCTCACGACTTTCCGAACGCATGTAAGCCTTGTCCGAACCAATCTGCCTTGTCTTTCGTGACACCTGTTCCTTCAGTCTGTAACTTTCCCAGAATGGGCCGACGTTGTCCTTCAGGTCCTTGGCAAAATTTGCAGCACCCTTCATCCCGCCATACCTTTTGGGATTCGCATAAACTGCATCATTATAAACCTTGGATACTGCTTTACCAACTTGCTTATTGTACGTGTCAAGGTATCCCTGTCCGCTATTGGTTGTCTTTTTGCCGGTGCTCTTCTTCTTGCTTGCCACAGTGTTCTCCTAACTATAAATCAAATTGGATAAGGGTCGGGGGTTTCAGCCCCCGACCCGAACCATGCAACCTTAGGCGGTTGCGTCCGTGATAACACCCTGCTTCGCAGCGTTACGGCAGGTGAGGTTGCCGTAGCACATGATGAGGGCGTAACGGGCATCGAGGTTCTCTGGGCGGACAAACTCCGTCTGAGCGAACCACTTGCCACTGTGACCGACCAGCGACAGGTACTTGCTGTTCAACACGTACATGTAACCAGCGGGGCAGTGCACATCGTACACAACAGGGGCAGCCTTGAACAGCAGGTTCTGGAATCCAGCATCAGCCGTCTTGGTGTCCGTGTAGCGCAGTTGTGGCTGCAGCAAAGCCTCGTACTTCTGGTACAGGGTTTGCGTGGTCAGAATCATGTCGGGGTGGTCATTACCAACCGACACGGTGTTGTAGGCAGTCGCCATGTTCGTGAGGCTCAGCGTACCCGAGTTCGCATTTACATACGAACGCCAGAACTCGTTGCCAGCCGTGGCACGGTTAATGCCACCCACAGTGCCCACCGAGGACACGAGGTTGCCAAGACCGTTCCAATCCTTGCCCGAGTTGCCGGTGCCGTTGCTAAAGAACATCTGGTTGAACGACTCACGCATCGACTCTTCAGCCTGCATAATCTTCGCCTCAAGCAGGTTGATGATTTCCTGCTCGCCGTTGTTCTTTGCCTCTTCGATACCCGAGATGGCGATGGATGCAGCGTACTGCTTCCAATCGTACTCGGCTGCCGTGATGCCTTCCTGAGCGGTCAACGAAATCGTGTCGTAACCACTGTACGAACCCACGGTCGAGTTCTGACCGTAGATGAGCGGCTCAACAATCTTCGTGCCACCGTTGAGCATGCGAATGCGTCCACGGTCCATGAGGAAGTAAGTGAGGGGTCGTGCGGTGAACACGTTGTCGGTCAACTGGTTGCGATAGTTCGCAAGCGTCGTTGACAGCAACGCATCAAAGTTGGCGTTTCCAGCCATGATAGTTTCTCCTTAGAGGTAAGTGCTAGACGTCAATTTGCCGTTTTGCGGCTTCCCAAGCGTCTCGCAACGATGTGATGGGTCTCGCAGAAACATCGGCACTCGATGCACTTGAACCGCCGCTCACCACAGACGCCTGTCGCTTCGCTTCACCAATCTGCTGGGTTTCAACCGCCTTCTTCTCACGAATCTGGCGGATGGCCTTAGCATCCTCGTAAACCTTGTCAAAAGCAATCTGCTTGTAAACAGCCTCCAAGTCCGTTGAACCAATCGCCAAAGCCTTGGCGACCACTTCATTGGCATCAAAGTCTGAGCCGTACTTCTGCTCCAGCGACTGCACAGTCCGTTCCAACTCGTCCATCGCCTTCTGTTGTTCGAAGGCTTGAACTCGCTGCTCCAACTGTCGGTACTGCTTCTCCACCGGGTCCATGTACAGTTCCTCTTCCTCAGAAGGGGCTTGCTGATTCAGACCATAGTGCTGTGAAAGCAGGTCCAAGGTTTCCTTCGGATTCTTCTGCAAGGCTTCCTGCAGGGCTGCACCAAATTGCACCTGTCGCCGTTGCTCACTGAGTTCCTGTGTCTTGCGGGTATAGTCCGCTTGACGCTGGTATCCAGAGAGCGCCTCTTTCAAAGGAACCCGAACATCTTCCCCATCAACAGTCACGGAAACATACTTGTCTCCGAACTCGTCAACGGGAAGCAGTTCAATCTGCTCCTCGGTCAAGGCATCAACTGCGTCCTGAACCTCTTGAGATTGTCCCAGTTCTTCCACTGGGGTCTCTTCGACCAGAACCTCGTCGCTTATAATTTCACTCATTATCAGAGTCCTCCAAGGGTTGCTCTACTTAGTGGGTAATTCCGTTACATGCCCTGAGGCGGTAACGCTGTATTTGGCAGCGGATTACCCGCAGCCAACAACTGTGCCAGAATCTCTGGCGGAATGTCCGTGGGCATCGGCAGCCCACCAGTGGGCATGCCCTCCATGCCAGCAGGAACCGCAGGCATTGGGTTTGGCGGCATCGGAGCAGCCTCGGGCGGCATACCCTCGGGCATGCCTTCAGGCATGCCTTCTGGCATCGGTGGAGGAGCAGGCTGAACAAACGAGCCAGCGTTCTTAATACCAAAACCGTACTGGAGAACATAATTCGCCAACTTTGGCATGTCGATAATCCCTTGACCAGCAAACGGAGCCATCGCATCCACCACCTGCAAAGCCATCTGACGGCGGAACGACTCATTCACGGGGGCGGTAGAACCGCCCTCAACATCAAAGTCAAACTCGCCCTTCACATAGTCACGGTCAAAGTTCAACCAAGCAGGCATCGAACCTTCCCCGACAATCCGAATCGCCTGTTCACCAGTCATGTACTGCTGTGCCAGCATCACAAGACGGCGGGCACAATCAGCAATCGTACGCTCAATGGCGGCCAACTTGTCTGAGGCACGGGCATTAGCAGCATCTTGTGCAATGGCCGCCTCGGTCGCTGTGCGACGAATCTCAGGCAGAGCACCACGCATGTACTCTGATACGCCCGATACACGGTCAATGTCAGACGAAATCAGGTTCGACTGGTTGTAGAACTCGGGTGGGCTAATGACGGCAGGCATCGGTGCAACAACATTATTTAGACCGTCCTCAGAAACCACAGGAACCATCACATTGTCTTCATCGGACTCCAAGGCGCTACGACCATCCGAGTCAAACGCCGACTCCTTGTACAACCACTTGCGGGAGAACCTCTTTCGATGGTTCATCATCTGTGTGCGAGTCTCGTTCAACTCCAACTGCAAAGGCTCGATGGCTTCCAGTTCACCCATCGGGTAAAAGTAATCGGGCACATCGTAGTTCCTAAGCATCACAAATGGATGCCCGAATGAGAACGGGATTTCGATGGGGCTGACAAGGAACTTGTCGCCCCCGTCACAGAACACCGACATCTTGTTCTTGTCAATGTCGTAAAACTCCCAAATCTCCACATACCCGTCCTGCTCCTCGTAGGTTGTGCGAGTCTTGCGACGGTCATCAATCTTCCACTTCGAGTAGTGCGAAGGCGAAGCCTCTTGACGGGCAGC